TTCCAAATATCCAATATTCAGGCTCATAAGAAGTTGTTTTAATAAAATATTTAGTCCATCCAGCAATTCTTATGTCGTACACATACATATAAGTTTCTGCTATGAGATGATATTTATAATCGTGAAAACCTGCGTGTAATGGATTATCTTTTAATTGATTTTTTAATGAGTCTTTATTTAATTGGATACTAAAATTATTAGTTCGTAAGTTGTCAAAAGAAGTTGCTAGATTAGTTGCGATGTTACCACTAAATATCCGTATATCATACAAATTGGAGACAAACATAATTCCACCTTGCAGTATGTCATTTTCAGGTATGCGAGCAATACTAAAACCGTCTACACATCCAACGTTTGACGTTGTTTGTTGAACTTTAGTTACAAGTCCAGACGTATCCGCTAAATAAATATGTCTTTCGCTAAAAATAACAATTTGATTATAGTCTTCAATCATTCCTGTAAGTGCCGTATTGTCATTTCCAACACCTGAGACATCGTATACCCCAGACGTATTAAAAAATACTTCTACCTCAACCTCTGTAACATATAAATAATTTGGTCGATTAGTATTAACACAACCGATTAATTTTTCATCTTTGACTGTGATAAACTGAGGTGTAGGACATGAACTATTCGTACTTGGTATTGCAGCTCCTAATGAACCATCAGCAATATTATCTTGATAAGTTAAGGTTGTATTATCGCTTATGGTTGTTACTAGTTTTAATGTTGATCCTCCAGCTTCTGTACGGTATATTTTACGTGCTGTACAATTGCTGACCCCAACTGGTATATCTAAGTCAATTTTTTTTGCGCTTACTGTAACAGTATTAGATACAGTTCCAAGTACAACCTCAACGCCATCAATAATATAAGTCATTGCATAATAATATGTGCCTGTTAGACCACCTGCGACCAGTAAATCTTTAGCTGTAGGCGCACCCATTTCTTTTACATAAGTTCCGTCATAGACTAATGGATAATCAAAACCATTTGATATAAATAATTTGTCGTTTAAAATTCCAAACGTACATTTTTTTTGTGCTGTAAGTCCTGTATATATAGTAGTTGGTGAACTTAAAAAATCTTTAATTATTGACCCATTTTGTACACAAATATTTTCAGTAACAAATTGACCTACACTATCGATATATCTAAATTGTGTGATTCCATCAACACGATTTGCCCCAACGTTATATTCTACACTTGGAGCTTGTATTCTTTGACAGCCTGTAATGCCATCATAGTTCATGTTTTCTATATTATAAAAATAGTCTGCTGGGACAAACTTACGTCCTTTGTCATCCCTTAAACCCTTAGACTGATACGATTCAATGATAAATGTCAAAGATTAACCTCCGCATTATCTAATTCCCAATCATAAGCATGTCCAATCATAGTTCCATTTACTACTTGCCCATAACCAGCTTCAATATCACGTCTAGCTTGCTGATAAAAAGCAGCTGCATCTATTTTATAAGGTCTAGCTCTTTCAGCATCAATTTTACTTAATAATTTGTACGCTACCATATCAACGATTGGCTCAACATGTTCGTCTGGTATTTCCATTTCTTTGTCGAGTTGCGCTTGAGAAATATTGTCATTGGCATCAACAGTTACAACAAAATGCTTTTTTCTGTAATACATAACTAAATTATTTTCAGTTACAGTGTCGGTATCACTATGCGCTGCAGCCGTTGTGCCTTCTACGCCACGAGTACACCCAGTAAATGTAGTTGCTGTTTTGTGTGTGTATCTAATTTTTTCATTATTGACTGTAAACCTACCATTTAATTCAGGAAAGCCACTTGTAGAAGCGACTGTAACAGTTGTTGCTGAATCGCTTAAACCACCATTTAAAGTAGTACTGTTAGGTGTACCGCTATTGTCTGGATATATTGTTATTTCATCATTCCATACACTAAAAAATCGTGGTATTCCTGCATAAGTTCCATATGGAAATTCACTATTAACTTTATTCAAATCTTTATAGTTTAATGGATATTTCCGACCGTCACGCCAAATATATACAAATCGATAAGGCTGTGATCGAATTGCATCACTTGGTGCTGTAGCAACACGAGTATCTAAACCTAACGTTGTGCTGAAAATATCTTGTATGCCCTTAACAGTAGACGAGTAAGTATCTAATGCATTTTTAAGTTGTTCAACTATTCTTTTATTTGTAAATAAAACGTTTGCATTTTTACCTGTTAAATCGTCCGGCATACCTAAGGCTGTATTGATTCTATCTAAAACTTCACTGACTAACATTTATCCTCCTACGCATAGTATTGTGTTGCGTTTGCTGCGATTTGTGCGTCGACATAAGCCTTTACAGCTTTCGCACTCGGTATTGTGTCATCACTGGCACTGACACTATTAAGATCGGTATCAAGTACGCCAGCTTTCAAATTTGTAACTGTTAAATTACTAATTGTGGTGTTATCTGCATCTATGCTTGGTAACCGTGCTTCTGCTAATGTTCCGCTAGATATATTACTAGCATTTGTCGTATCTACATTTGCTACATTACCAAGCCCAACATCAGCTTTAACTAAACTTAAAGCTGTTTTAAATGTTGTTGATATAGCTATATCTTCTACGTCACCAGTTCCTGCTGTCGTACGTGCCTTTACAGTTCCTGTAGCAATATGCGCCATTTTAGCGTTTGTAACGGCTTCATCAGCAATAGTTAACGCTGTGGCACCTGTAACATCACCCGTATGAGTTGCATTTGTTACTTTAGCATTATTAGCTGTTACATCAGATTCCATTGTATCTAAATCGACCGCTTGTGTAACAGTTATATGTCCTAGCTTAGTCTGCTCTGCACTTGTAATTGTTGTTGGTTTATTTAGTATATAAGCATCAGATCCTGTATCTATTACGTTCCAGTCAGACTGTACATTTACTTCTGCACCAGTTGCTATACCGGCAAGTTTTGTACGTTCCGCACTAGTAATAATTGCTCCTGAACCAGCACTTGTAACATCAGCTAATTCAGTAACATTATGTGTGCTTAAATCTGTAACATCACTTGGCTTATTAAGTATCTGTGCATCACCACTAACAGCGTTCCAATCGGCATTTACATTTACTTCGGCTCCAGATTCTATACCGTCTAATTTAGTATTATCACTAGCTGTAAAATGCTTATTTGTAGCTGTCTCTGATATGTCATCAAGGGTTAAGCCTCTAGTTATAGCGCAATTTGTTGCATCACCAATAAAAACATTCCCTTCGTTTAAATTTGGTACGTCATTAGTACGCCCAGCACCACCTACTTTAATAGACCCAGCAGTTGGATGTACTCGCTGTACTTTTCCAATGTTTTGAATAAGCGATGACTCTGTTTTTGGTCGAGTATTTGTTAAAGTGCCAGTATCAGACACATACAAAACATCACCCAATGAAAATGAACTTGTGTCTAATCCCGACAATGTTCCAAACGTAACTACATTTATAGAAGCATTTAAAGATGCTGTATTCTCTGCTAAACCAAACGCTGGCATTTTGTTAAAGTCATTAGCATCAGCAATAGCGACAACTGGTGAGTTTCCAGTTACGTCAAAACTAGATATATAGACGGGATCGCCTTTTGTTATTGCTTCACCGGCTTTTGCTTTAAATTGCACTTCGCCTATTAATCCACCAATAAAATTATCAGCTTCGACATTTCCATTAACAGTAAGCGCTTCTCCTAATGTCGTTGTTCCAATCCCAACTTGATTATTTGTAGAATCGACATATAACGTATTTGTATCAACAGTTAAATCGCCTGATAGTGTGCCTGAGCCTGTTATATTTATATTTCCTGTGCCTGTTATGTCACTAGTATTTAAATCTAGATCACCACCTAATTGTGGCGTAGTGTCATCAACAACATCAACTAAAAAACGGCCATCTAAATCAGTAGTAACAGTCGATGCATCATTCATAGTAGCTGTTAAAACACCGTCCCCAGTGTTAAAGCCTAAAGCACTTAAAAACTTATCTGCACCAGCTGCACCTTGATCAGGATTGTATATAAATGTCATCCCTCAATACCTACTATTTTTT